GATATATGCCGTGCGCCTCCATCAAATACAGGTTCGCCTCGCGGCTCGACCCGCAGAGGCGGGCGCAATTCAAGAGCGCCTCGTAGCGAAATGCCGGTTGAAGATTCGGAAACGCAAGCGCAACCTTCCCGAACTCCAGCGCAGCGTCGCGGTTAGCCGAGCAGTAATGCTCTTGATGAATGTAGAAGTATTGCGTCGGCGTCTCGCGCACCGAGTGAGCCAAGATGCGCAGATTGCGTCGGCGATTCTCGCGGCGAACCTCAACCGGCGCGTGAACCCAGACTGGCGCATCCCAGTCCTCGTGCCGATCCCCATCCAGTATGAGCAGGTTTTCGTGAACATCGTGATGCCAGCGGCGGTTTGCGTGAAATGCCGAGCGCCGGATTGCGCGCTCGCGGTAGAGTTTCTTGTTGCTGCCGCGCACGTCGTACAGGCAGCGGACCATCTTGAGATCGTCCGGCGCTGCCTCGAGGCGCTCTCGAAATCCCTCGAAGTCTCCCGAGAATACGTCGTCGCAATCGGCCCAGATCAGCCAGTCGCCGGTGCCGAGCGTGAACGCCTCGTTGCGTGCGTCCGCGAACGAATCGACATGCTCCCACTTCTCGGTGCCTATGCCGTTGAGATGATCCGCGAAAACGAAGTCCTTGCCGTTCCTGCGACACCACTCGCGAGCGAGATCAACCGTCTCGTCCGGTTGCTTCGCGCCGATAGCTCGGACGAGGCAGAACTCGTCGAAGACCGGACCGAACGAGGCCAGCATCGTTTCGATATGCTGGCGCTCGTTGCCGCAGATGACGCAGAGGGAAACGCGCATGGTTCTGCGCGAGCTGTAAAAAAGGAAAACCCCGCACCGTTTCCGATGCGGGGCTCCCCTTATTGCCTCAAAACCCCTTACGCGTACTGCGTGGTGATAAGCTGACCGGCGTTGGTGTTGACGATCTTTTCGGAGACATAGTGCGCGGCGCGCACGATGTTCGATTTGATCGTCTCGTCGCGGTAGGTGAACACGCCCACCGCGGGACCGTACTCGGACCAGTTGAGCGTGAAGCCCGCGCCGCCGCCGAAATAACCGGAGGAGGACTCGGTGACGCTACCGACCCAGACGTAGGTGTTGGCCCAGACGTTCGAGCTAGAGAACGCCACGCCTTCCGGCGCGGAGTCGTAGCTGGCGCGACCGATCAGCACCTCGTTGACACCGAAGACCTGCGCCGCGGCCTCGGCCGAAGCATTGAGGATGGTGTCGGTCGAGAGACCGATGCCGCGGAGACGATTCTGGAACTTCGTCGAGGCGCGAACCAGCGTCCAGACGGGATACGGAATCACGACGCGGAGGTTCGTCGAGCTTTCGCCGTTCGCCAACAGGCGGTCGATAGCGAGCTGGACATCGTAGCCGATGTCGAACGTCGCCAGATTCGCGCTGGTGTAAGCGGTCGAGCTATTGGTGGCGGTGAAGTTCGTCGAGTTGAAGACGGCAGCCGACACGCGCAGCTCGTGAGCGAGCAGCAACTTGCGGCGGGCGAGCTTCGCGGCGATTACCTCGGCGTCGAAGAAACGCGAGATGTCGGCCGTCACGGTGTCATCGACCGCTTCCTCGTAGCCATACTCGAGGGCGGTGTAGCTCTCGTAATTGAAGGCGCGGGTACCACGAGCGAAGGCGCTGTACGGAGCGCGATTCTTCACGTCGTTCTTGAGGAGCTGACCTTCCTTGAGCTTAAAGCTCGGGTATTGGCCGGCGCGAACGGGGACGTTTAAGATCGGCAGCACGCGGGTGCCGATGAGGTTCGTCTCCCAGTCTTTCGCCTGCTCGAGCACGCCCGCGATGTCGCCGCGGAAAACAGCAGCAGTATTTGAATACATTGTGATTGGTTCCCTTCGTTGAGGTTAGATGTTCTTCGGCAGGAACTCGATGACGGCGCCCGTGGTGGACGTGGTCGTGAGAGCCTTGCCAACGGTCACGGTGCCGGTCGTGGAGACCTGACCCGAAGACGCGAGGTAGATGGTGTCGCCGACGGTCACGGGAGCAGCGGCCATCGTGCCTTTCAGCGTGCCGTTGTTCGTGAGGAACGCGACCGAGACGTAGTCGCCGGAGGCGGCGTCGGTGATCGCGTAGCCGTCGCAAGCGGTGGAGGTCGCCAGACCCACGCCGCGGTTCGAGGAGAGGACAACGCCGAGGAAGGCGGTGACCGTGGTGTTGGCGAGGAACGTGCCCGCGCCGATGTAATTAGTAGCCATTGTGGTGGTAGGTTAGAGTTTGATGACTTCGCCCTGCGCAACGCGGGTGCGGTACGCGAGGTACTCCGAGGAGTGGTTCTTGATGCAGAACGACATCGCGGCAGCGAGGTCGCCCTTCATCTCGTCTTTCTTCGCCTTGAGGATGTCCTCGAACTTCTTCGATTCCTCCTTCTTGGCGGGAGCCTCGGCCGAGACGACGGGAGCGGCGGGCGCTCCGATCTTCGCGGCGAACTCCTTCAGTGCGGCCTCCGCAGCCTTCTGCGCGGCGAGCTGAACGACTTCGTTTTCGGGTCCGGTCGAGCAAACGACCGTCTTGTCGGCGGGCTTCGGCATACCAGCCTCCAGCTTGGAGAGGCGCTCCGAAAGACCCATCATCGCCGACTCGATCATGCCGGCGATGGCTTTCTTGGTTTCTTCGTTCATCGGAATTGTGATTTCGATTTCGGGAGGTTCGGCCTCCGTTTCCGTCTCGGTTTCTTCCGCAACTTGGAGTTGCTTCAGCTTCCGAGAAAAAAAGCCCGACGGGTTCGCGGCCGGTTCGCTGACGATGTCCACCGAGTAAATCTCGGAGCAGCGTTGCAGCACCGTCTTCTTGTCCGCGCTCATCTCCGCGGGACCGGAGAACGCGATGGAGAGGCCGAACGTGTCGGGAATCTTCTGCGCGATCTCGAGGATGTAGCCGCGGTGCGGCGAGTTCTCGAGCAGGTGCAGGTCTCCGAGCAGCTTCGCGCCGTCGATACGCAGATTGTCGATGAAGCCGACGATGTCGCCCGCGCCCGAGTTGTGATCGAGCTTCACCTTGAGCCCGCCTTCGTACTGCTCCGCGGCGGTCTTGACCTGCTCAAGCGTGGTGCGGTCCACCTGCACGCCGTGACCGAGCGCCGGTCCCTCGGTGATGAGCGAGACGCCGCGGATGGTTCCGGTCGCGGCATCGACTGCGCCGGCGGCGGTAGCGAAACAAATCGTGGGCTTCATTACTTAAAGAGGTATTTCGTCAAGAGCGGCACCGCGACGGCGACGACGCCGAGTCCGCCCATCCACTTCAAAATCTGCTTCTCGTGGCCGGCGACCTTCCGCTCGACCCATTCGATGCGGTCCGCGATCCCGCGGTGGCCCATCTCCTTGTCTCCGACGATGGCGCGCTCGATGCGATCAACGCTTTCCTGTAGGCGCGTGAAGTTTTCCGGTGTCATTTGTGGGAAGTGAAAGTTGAATCGCCCTTCTGTACGATGACCTTATTGCCATCGACGGTTACGCTCATCGGCTCGTTCGACTTTTCGAGGCGCTGAATCAGTTCGCCGATGATCTGGAACTCCGGCTTCTCCTCCTTGTCCTTTGTGCCGGTGATGCCCTGCATCATATTGATGAGCGCAACGAGAGCGCCGCCGATCATCGTCATCACCGCCGTGATCGCAGCCTCCGGCAGAAACGCCGAAGCGCCAACGCCGATCAGCACGATGCCGGTGATGTAAGCGAGGCCGAAGCGGCCGATTGATTTACCGGCGACCTCTTTCGCGGTGTCGGATGCAGGGTGAAGGCTCATTTCTTTTCACTTGAACCTCCAGCCTTTGACTTTGCTTCGATGATTTTTTCCAGAGTTCGGCCTCCAAAATAAGCCGACATCACTAGCATACCCCATTGCCCGAGTAGCTCGACGAAGTTGTCGGCCACGTCGAACCAATCGGCACCGTCGCCGATGGCGAGCAGCAGGTAAGCGGACAGGATGAAGATCATCGTCAGCGGTCGAATGTTTTTCGACAGCCACGAGTCGCTGTTCATATCGGCGGTCCACCGCGCCGATACGTTCTCCTGCTCGACCTTGTAAGCCTCGATGTCGGCTTGGAGCTTCGCCATATCGCCGGACATCGCTAGCTTCGCGAGCTCTAGTTTTGCCGCCTCCTTCTTGTCGGGGTCGGGCAGAACTCGGTCGAGAATCTTCGACCCGATGTTGAGGATGTCGCCGATCGGCAGCATGAGATCAGGCGAACCAAAGAATCAGCCCAAGAGCGACCGCGCCCGTGACGAATAGCACGAGCACGGTCTTGTTGAGCAAATCGCAATCACCCGCCAGCACTCGTCTGCGCAGGCTCGACCAGCGGCGTGAGAGTTCGGAAGGCTCGTTCGATGAGTTCATGTTCGGACCGCGTGCCGCGGTATTGAGCCGCGACTTGCGCGAGTAGTTCGAGTGCCTGTTTCGGAGTCAGTTGTTGGTCCATAAGTCACCCCGCGGCGTCAGAATCAGACAACCGGCGTCAATCCCGCGTTCTCCGCCAAGACGCGATAGAACGGCACGTCGTCGTCACCATTCCACGCAGCAGTCTGCTCGGCGGTGGCGTTGACCAGTTGGCTGCTCACCTCGGCACCAGCGGCGTCGAGGAGTTGGCAGTCGGCCACGGCGGGGCCGTTCTGGTAATTGACGTAGCGGACGTTAAAACCAACGGCGGTTTTGGTGCCGGTGGGCGTCCAGAGGGTGACGGGATCAATAACGATGAGGTTAGGATTCATGGGTGGTTAGAGTTAGTCGTTGGTGGTCTTGGCGTGGATGTAGTAGGTGGTGCCGCCTATATCTATGGTGATCGTGCGATTGGGAGACGTGGGCGAAACGGTATTTGCCACTCCAAGTTTCCAAGCTCCTGCTCCACCTGTCGGAGCGGCGGTCGTAATGCTGCCAAGGAGTGTTCCATTTCCTGTATTAGCAGTTAGCTCAAGGAGGGTCTTTGCATTTGTGTTATCGTAAAGGCGCGCCGTTGTTCCGTTTGGTGAATACCATGCAAAATTAGAGTTTTCGGCAGTACGACTATTGAAGAACAGCGCAGCGTTCGTTCCCGTGGAAGTGATGTTTTCAGCAACAATTAGCTTCTTCGCCACATACGCCCCGCCCGCCACCTGCAACGCACCGCTGCCTGCTCCGGTGGTGTCGGTAGTATCACCAATCGAAACAACACCACTTCCCGTCTTGATTGAAATGTTGCTCGTTCCGCCGGTAATCGTTCCGACGTTGAGACCAATGTTGGCACCGGGGGAGTTGATGCCGACGACGTTGATTCCGTAGGCGGGATAACCATTGGGGACAACGGTGCCGCTGCCGGTAATCTGACCAACCTTGATGCCTTGGACAATCGCCCCTTGCGATCCGACATACTGACCGCTGGCACTCGTCGTGATGGTGCCGACATCAATACCGCGAATGTCCTGTCGAGAATCAATCGCGCTGCCCGAAATGTTGCCTACCGAAACTCCAATGTAGGTCTTATTGACGTCTCCGGTAATTGACCCGAGAGTGCCAACGATGGCCGTTGCATCGGTGTTGGAGGCTGGGCTGTTTGTCGCGGTTAGTTTACCCGCAAAGCTGCTCGTCCCCGTCCCGCTGACGGTGAGGTTGCCGCCCACCGTGAACGGCCCCGATCCGGTGAAGTTGTAGCCGTAGCTGCTTCCCTGCACCGGAGTGAAGTCCAAGTGTCCTGTGGACTGATTGCGCCCGATCTTGAAGTAGGTGGACGCCGAGCCGGTGTCGCCAACCCGCAGATTGTCCGAGGAGTTGGTTCCGTTGGTGGACAGGGCTTGCGTGATGCCGCTCACCGTCAGGTTGCCGGCGAGGGTGGCGTTGCCGGTGTTATCAACTGTTAGCTTCGCCGTCGTGCTGCCGTTCGTGAACAAACGGAATCCAGTCAAACCGGCTCCTGTGAAAATATACCCATAGTTCTGTAGCCCGTCTCCGGTCGCCGTACCGCCTGCACCGAATGAGGCGAAACTTGTTCCGCCCGTATTATTGGTGGCCTTGAACGCAGGATAGTTTTGGCTTTGGTTAGAAGTTGCTTCAAATCCCGTTGTTGCAAATGATCCAGATGTATTGGCTAACGAAAGCGTTCCATTGGCTGTCCGTTGCAACGGAGTGTCGCCATTAAAATTGAGTGTGGCTGAAGTTGTCCCAAAATAAATGTTCTTCGCCACGCCCAACCCGCCGAGCGTCTGCAAGGAGCCGCTGGACGTGCTGGTGGCATCCGTCGTCCCAAACACCTTCAGCCCGCCGCTGCCGGTGATGTCGGTCGTGCCGCCGATGAGCAGGTTGCCTCCGACGGGCTGCATAGCAATCGGACGAGAGGTTGCGTTATTTGATATGTCTCGTTGCTGAATCCACGCAGCAAAAGGAGACGCATTTCCACCTATCCCAAAATCAAGAGCCAGATCATTGGATTGATTCGCAACCCGAAGAATTGCGGTGGTTGTAGTGCCTGAAGTATTAGCCGTTGTAGAGTTATCTCTGTTAAGAACAAAACGCGCACCATTTGCTGTAGCTGAAGCTCCAGCCAACAACGATCCGGTTCCGCTAGGAGTAAGTGTCGCATTGCCATTCGCCCCCTGCCCCAGCACCAGACTCGCCCCGCTGCTGCCACCGGAGAGTGTGAGGTCGGTGGTGGTTGGCGCGGTGTGAGACGGGCCGGTGATTGCGCCAGTCGCGCTCAACGTCGTGAACGCACCCGTGCTCGGATTGCTCGCGCCGATGGCCGTGTTCGTGATTCCGACCGACGAGTAATCCGTCGAGACGCCAACGACCGCGCCCGTGCGCCCGAAGACCGACGACACTTGGTCCGTGGTATCGACCTTCTCCCACGCGGTGCCGTTGAAGATCGCCCAATCGCCGACCTTCCAATCGGTCACGCCGTTAAGGTTCGTGCTACCGGCTACGCTGACGACGTAGTAAAAGCCCTTGGTGCCAACCGACGACGTGAGCGTCGGCGTGTTCGTCGAAGCGTTCCACGTTCCTTGATAATTCACGCCGCCGTCCGCGGAGATCGTGATCGAGGAATCGGCGTTCGTGATCGAAACTCCGACGCCAGCGGTGAGCCGAGCGTTCTTCCAAAGCGAGTTCGTCGCGTCGTAGATCAGCGTTTGGCCGGCCTGCCTCGGCGCGTTGATCTGAACGTCGTGAATCTCGTCGAGCTCGTAGCCATTCTGAATCTTGACGTAGAGTTCACCGTTGCCGTTATTCGCCCGCTCAACGATGCCGACGTAAACAAGGTGATTCGGCGCGTAGGGCTTCGTTGCCGTAACCGATCCGGCAGTCGCTCCGAGGTAGAGCGTGTCGCCTTCGTTGTAGGCTCCGAGCGTGAGCTTATCCACCGTGCCGACGCAGGTGATAAGGCCGGTGCCGCCTGCTGAAATCGAAGCATCGCTCACGACGCCGATGGTCTTCGCGGACGTAGCGTCGGCGGTATTCGACGCGAGCTTCACCGACATCCGGTTGCCGGTCGCGCCGTAAGCGTAAACGACTTGGCCGCGAGTAATCGCAACGCTCTCAGCGTTCGTCACCGTAGCGGTCAGCACTTCCTGCGCGCCGCTCGCGTCGATGGTGACGGTGCCTGCGCCGTTCGTGATCGTGATGCCGGTGCCAGCGGTCAGCGTGTTCGGAACAAAGTCCGTGCCGTTGCCGATCAGAATCTCGCCGTTGTCCGGCTTGTTGTAGAGGTCGATCAGCGACGTGATGCCACCGCCGCCTCCGCTTGCTCCGCGAGCCGCCGACAGAGTCCACGCGGCGCTGCTGCGGTTCGGCTTCTCCGTGTTGCCGTCGATGTTGCTGACGAAGGAATCGCCGTTGAACGCGACGAGATCGAGCTTGTTGTAGGTCTCGCCCGCCTGCCACTTGCCGCGGGGATTCAGCCCGCGAGGCTCGGCAAACTCCTTCCGAAGTTGGTCGATCTCTCCAGCACGCGGGAAACGCGCAAGCTCCGCGCCGACGATTTCCTTGACCGCCTCCGGCAGCGCGGCGACGTGTCCCTCGATTTGCTTCGCGGCGAGATTCCGCAACTCCTCGACCTTTCGCTCCTGCTCCTTGATCGCGTTGTAACGCGCCTGCGTGGTCAGTTCGAGCGCCTTCGACAGTTCGACAATCTTCGCCTCAAGTGCGGCCCCAACCTTCGCGTTGGCATCTACGGCGCGCTTGTCGCAGAACTCCTCCAGTTCGGACCGAAGCTGCGGCTCGACTTCCTCGATGGTCCGCTCGACCTCGGCATTGAGATGCTCCCGAAGTTCCGGCAACTGCTCGACGAGCTGCTTCAGCTCGGTGCGTTGAACGATGGCAAGCTCGATCAGCCGGTCGATCTGGGTCTGGATGTCCATTGTGAGTGTTACTTCCTCTCCTTGAGTTGCGCCTGACAAACTGCGTAGCGCTGGGCGTTTTCGGGGTAATCCTTCACCATTGTCGGATTGCCCATACAGCGAGACAGGAAGTCATCGCCCTTCTCGCCCTTTTCCGGCGTAGGCATCACGAACTCCTTTTTCTGCTCGATCAGATCAAGCGCGCTCTTGCCAGCGATCAATGGCTCAACGTGCGGCGCGCTGCGCTCGTGCAGTTCCTTGCGGTATTGCTGCACGGCGGTCAGCCAGTCGTTCGCGCTGACTCCGTTCTTCTTGATCGCGAGTTCGACCTCGGTCGCCGCGGAGAACTCCACGCGGTTCTCTACCGGCGTGCTGTTCTGCTGCCGCTCCTTGTTTAGTCGCTCGACGATGGCGTTCGCCCACGTCCGGCCTTCGTCGCCGCCCCAGCCCATCCACGCCTGCCAGCCCTTGCCCTGCTCGGACCACGTCGAACCCTTCTTGTCGATCTCGTGCCGGTCGAAATACGCCTTCATCCTCCGCACCGTATCGGGCGACAGCTCCTTGCGGTTCTGGATGTCGCGGGCGCGAGCGATGCCGACGGCAGTCATCCCACGCTGCGACGGCGGCTTGGCTGCGCGGACCTCAAGAGCGCGGCGAGCGTTTGATGCCATTCCTGCGGTCGGGCGGTAGGAGTCCGCGGCGAAGTTCACCTCGATCAACTGCGCCTTGTCGGATGACGGAGCCGTGCCGCCGGTCGTGGTCGCGAGGTCTTGCTCGGCCGAGACCTCGGTCGGCGTCTGGTCGGCTGGCGTTTCCTGCGGCTGCTGCGGGTCGATCTGCGCGGCAGCTTCTCCGATGTTTGCGCCCGCGCTCGCGGCCTGCACCGGAGTCGCCGGCAACTGCTGGGTCGTGAGTCTGATCGCCGTCTCCGGCACGCCGTACTTGCTCGACAGCTCCTTGACGTAGGCAGCCTCGGCCGCGATCTGCTCGAGCCGGCCGAAAGCGTCCGTGCCTTCGCTGGCGGCAATCTCCTGCAGCGACTTCGCGCCCTGCCGGTTCTCGGCCATATTCGCCGCGGACTCGCGACCGACATCAATCGTGAGCTTGGCCGGAAAGCGCCATTCGCCCTTGGTCGCACGCTTGAGCGCCTGCACCAGCGTCTCGCCCTCCTGCAACGGCGGCGGCGGCAACTCCTGCCGAGCGATGGCATCGAGTAGCACCGCGTTCTTGATCGGGTCCAGCACCTTATCCTGCAAGACGCCTTGATGCCGCGAGAAGACGCGATCCGCGGCGGCAAACTCGGCACGAACGCTCGGGCCGGTGTAGTCCTCGGTGCCGAACAGCACGCCCTGCGGGATGCCGGTGCCGATGGCGATCTCGTGCATCAGGTGCGCGATGAATCCCGAGAAAGCGTTCGACGGCCGCGACGGCATTAGCTCGATCCGGTCCGCGTTTCCGAAGTAGCGGATAGTGGCAACCTGCGAGAACTCGTTCTGCTGCTCCTGACCGTTCGGCAGCGTGACGTTCGGAGGTCCGGCTTGGAATAAGTTCCGCGGATTTGCCGTGCCGCGATCCGAGAAAACGAGCGCGGCCTGCTGCGAGGCGAAGCGCACGCCGGCTTTCTCGGCCTCGAGGATTTCGTTCAGCATCCGAATTGTCCGCGAGCTTGAGTGAAAGTCCGTGATCCCGCGGTACTGGTCGATGCGGAACGGGTCGAAGTAATGCGTGAAGTTCTCGGCCGAGATTTCCTCCGCGCCGAAATAGACGCCCTCGCGAGTCACGCGGAAGATTCGATACGCGACCGGCTTTCCGAACTCATCGACGATGACGCCTTGAAAGTAGTTGTCCGACTCCGCGCCGAGCGCGTTCGGATTGCCGATGCGGGTCGCGGGTATGAGCTGAATCTTCAGCCCACCTTCGACGCGACGAATCGCGAAGCCGCAGTCGCCATCAACCGGACGCTCCTCCGCGGCGAGCTGGATCAGCTTCTTGAACGAGTGCCGGCCGGAGATGTCGCACCGCTTGCACCAGTCATGAAAGTATTCGTTGACGATGTCGTTGTATTTCTTGTCTCCGGTCGTCGGTGAATACTCGTGCGGCGTGAGGTACTGCCCGAACTTTCGCGAGACGGCGCGGGCCTGCGGCACGTTCTCCACCAGCTCGCGGGCCTCCCACATCATCACGACGCGGGATCGTGTCGTCTGCGTCGATTCGCTCGGCTGTCCGTAGGTTCGCGGCGCGTAGATGCGATTCGTGACGCTCGCGTTGTACGAGAACAGCTCCCGCTGCACCTTCGCCTCAAGCCGCTTGAGCGCGTAGCTCGGCGCGACCGCCTCAAGCGCCCGCTCGAACCACGGACGGTTCTGAAGGATCGGAGTCGGATCAAACGGCGGGACGTTGCTCATTGTTAGAAGCCGTTGAAGCTAACGTACGAAACGGTCGTGCTCTCGTTGTTCGCGTCGTCAATCGCGGCCTGCAACTGTCCGAGCATCAAGTTGAGTTTGTCCAAATCGGCGCGGTTCACCGACTTCCCGTTGAGGCTGTAGCTCTGGTTCAGCAGCACCGCCTGTATCGCATCGAGGACTTTCGTCTTCAGCGTGTTTAGCGTGCCAACGTCGATCCCAAAAAACGGATTAGACAGCGAGCCCATTTGAAGAGCGCGCCGTTGTTAAAAGCGGGCGCTCGTCTCCACCTATGGACACTCTCGCCACCTTGCTCCGCGCCGCCCAGCTCTACGCGCACGCCGCGCATAATGCCGCCAAGGGTCCGACGTACTTCGCGGACCACGACTTCCTCGGCGAAGCGTACTCGGCCTACGAGGGTGCCTATGACAAGGTCGTCGAGCGCAGCATCGGACAAGGCGAGCCGGTTGATTTCGCAGTTATCGGGCGCAACGCCGCCGCGGACGCCGGCCGGTTTCCCGATCCGATGACGTTCTCGAACCAGTCCTCGTTCGGTGTTCTGCTCGACTACGAGCGGAAGATTTGCGCCGAGATCGACCGCATCTACGCCGACGCCTCGACCGGCACGCAGAATCTTCTCGCGCAGATCGCTGACGACTCCGAGCACCGCCAGTACAAGATCGGCCAGCGCCTCAAGTAGTCGCGGCCGGCGGCGTGTAGCGCAGCACGTTCGCAATCGTCGCCATACAGAGAAGCATCGCGGAAGTATCGAGGCCGTGGTTCGGCGCGTTGACGCGACTTTCCCTCCACTCCCACACGCCAGCGCGGACCTCGATCTTGGTCTCTCCCTTGAGGTGCTCAAGGTATAGCGGATTCACGTCCGACGGCAGCTCCCACTTGAGGTCGCCCTTCCCTTCCAGCGCGCTCTGTAACACGTCCTTGAAGTAGTCGCCGCTCCAGTTGTAAAACCAAACGTCGCCGCCGCGGTAGTCGCTCGCGTGCGGTTCACTGAACGGGAAGTTGATGATCTGCCCGCTATTTTCGTCGCGCATCGTCCACGTCCTCCGACCGTAGCCGCGCATCGAGCGCCAGCCGAACTCTGCGCAGTCGTGATCCACGTCTGCCGGCCGGTAGCCGCGGTCCTGCGCGACGCATTGGTCCGGCACCTTGTACCGCTGCTGGAGCATCCGCAGCCCCGTCCGCGTATCGACGCGGCCGAACCAAAGCTGCCGATAGCGCGGGCCTGTCGCCGTGGAGAAGGCACCGATCTCGGCCCACCAATGATCTTGCTGCCGGTCGATTGCCATCATCCGCAGCGCCTCGTGCTCGATGGGCTTCCCGTCCGCGAAGTCCGCGATCGCGTAATCCGACTTTGGCACGAATACGTTTAGCACCTTGCGCTCGACGATCCACGGGAGCGCCTGCCGCTTTGTTCGGAACTCCTGCCGCATCGTGTCGTCTCCGGTTCGGATCGCGTGATTGTGCGCGAGCGCGAACTCCTCGACGATCAGCTTCATCGGCCGCGAAACGAGTGCCTCGATGCGGAAGCTGCGAACCTCCCGCGGCGCGGTCGGATTCGTCGCGCAGAACTGTCCCGTGCGTCTCCACTCGGCGCGGGTCCGCTCCTCATCGCCTACCTCGTGACCGCAGCGGAAGCACCGGAACCGGCAGGACTCGACGACGCGGGCCACGTCGAGCGTGTCATCATCGCGCTTCGCGGTGCGGTCCCAGACGACACCTCCGCGGTCGCCGTTCTCGAGGAGATGCTCGAAGACCACCGGCACGAGCTGTTTGCAGCCGGCACATTCCGCGTGCCACTCGCTCTGGTCGCCGGAGCGGTACGAGGTGTCCTCGACGTTGCCGGTATCGGCGTCCATCACCGGCGCCTGCGACACGTTGTAAATCTTGGAGCGCCCGACTTCCTCGAACTTCGAGACGCGGGCGATTGCGTGACCGTACACCTCCTGCCAGCGCGGAAGCCAGATTTCGTCGTTGATCTTGTAGCGGATGCTCTGGCTCTGCTGCGTCGAAATGTTCGCGGGGTTGAGGGTTAAGAAGAAGCCTCCGAAATAGATTTCCGTCTGCGACCGATTCGCGCCGTGCTTCGGCAGCATCCGAGCGACCGGCTTGCACCGTTCAAGGAGCGGCATCAGCCGCGACTTCGCGTGCCGCTCGACCATATCTTCGGTCTGCATCGTCCAGCTTATCGGGCCGGCGTCGTTGGCGATCAGCCACGGCACCCAGACATCCGCGACCAACGTGCCGCCGATCTGCACAGCCTTGCGGAAATGCACGCGGCGCACCGCAGGGTCTTGCAGCGCGTCGAAGATCGGGATCAGCCAAGGCGTGATCCGAGCGTTGAACGGTCCGCTCGTCGCGTAGCTCTCCGGCAGCTGCACGTGACGACGCGCCCACTCGTAAATCGGGGCCCGGTCGGGCTTGGATAACTGGAACTTGGCGAGTGCCTTCTCGGCTTCGGTCATTGCGGAGTCTGTTGCTTCTTCGGCCTGCCGCCCTTCTTGCCGTTGAGCCGCGCAGCCGCGGCCTTCCGTTCAGATTTCACGCGACCGCCGAGCGTGCCGAGGGCGACGGCGGCGGGGTTCTTCGGTGCGTCGGTTGTCATTGAGATGCCTCCCTGCGCGCTTTGTTGACTTCCCGCTGCCAAGCGCGGTCTCGACGCTGCTGCTCAAGTCGGGCCTTTTTTGCACGAGCCTTCTCCAGTCGCTCGCAGTTCACGCGGCGCTGAATTGCCAGACGGTAAACGTCGAAGAGCGAGACAATCTCCGACCGACGAGTGCCGGCCGGACGGATTGAGATCACGTCGCCGACCTCGAGCGTGACGACGAGACGCCGTCCGCGGTCTGATCCGAAGCTGCCATCGAGAGCGCCACGGGTAACGCGGCGCGTGGGTTTGTTGAGTTCAGTCATTGTCGTGGTTTGTTGTTGAGTTGCTGACGCATCAGAAGGCCACCGGCTCGCGGCGAAGCTGACGACGGAGAGCGCGCAATGCGCGACCAGCGGTGCGCCCGCCGCGCTGGTGGAAGATAGCTGCCGGCTCGTGGTTGAGCGGCAGGGCGACAAGGCGTCCGTCCGCGGGGCGGACGTAGATGCTCCACGAGGAGTCGCCGCCGAACTGCCAGAGTCGGGACACGCTGGCAGGAGCGGACCAGAAGTCGCCCGATGAAGCGACGAGAGCGGGAGCGGGACAGGTGCGGTCGAGGACCGTGATGTTGCGGGAGGACACGAGTGTTGTTGTGTTGTGTTGTTGAGGTTCTCTCTGACGCCCATCGTCAGGCGGCGCTTGACGCCGCGACGCCCTTTCGGGCGTTTCGGGCTGTTAGTATCCCTTGTTGAGCGCCCACGTCTCGATTCGACTGATGATCGCTTGCGGGACGCGAACGTCGTCGCCGAAGTGATCGCTCAAGCATCCGGTTCCGAGTAAGCCCTCGAGCGAGGCACTCGCGTTGCCCTTGATGATCCAGCATTGCGTGGTTTCGCCGTCGTTCTCGAACTCGATGGAGTAGCCGGCGATGTTGGTTTGAGCGGAGGTTGTGGTCATTGTTGGTCGTGGTTGAGGTTGACGAGACAGAGGAAAAGCGAAGCGGTTCGGAAAGTCGAGAAGTATTTTGAAAAAAGATTTGGGCGGGTGGTTAGCCCGCCCCGAGGGGATCACCATCCGTTTCCGATGGCCCACTCGTGAATCCTTTCGACTGTGTCGAAGTCAATCGGAGCATCGACTCCGCTTTGATCGGAATGAAGCTCTCCGGTGTTGATTGCGTAGCCGAGCGAAGCGGAGAACTTTCCGCGAGTGATCCAGCACTCGCTGGAAGAATCGTCGGTCGCTGGCTTGAGGCTGACTCGGTATCCGTTGATGGTCGTGGTGGTCATTGTCATCGTTGTTTTTTGTTGGTTGTCGTTGTTGACGAGACAGAGAAGAACCGAACCGCTTTGCTTTGTCGAGAAGTATTTTGAAAAAAATTGGGGCCGGTTTTTTAGGCCGGCCCCGAGGGGATCATCATCAAATCTCCCGCAATCGGTCAGCCCTCGAAATCGCTCTGCATAAATCCGAGCCTCCATTTCTCGACCTCGTTCAGCGCCTCGTTCTTTTTGGCGATTTCGCAGGCTTCGTCGAACGTAAGGTTCGAGTCGCGATACTGCGCGACGCGAACGGCGAGGACGGCGTTGTCGCTTGCTAGCATTTCGAGCACCTCGAACGCCTTCGCTTCGAGGCGAGTCTTCCAGCCGCCGAGCGCGCCGGCGAAATAGTTGTTGCGACCGATGGAACTGACCAGCACCTCGTCAGACATCAGTATCGGGCGGCTGAACATATACTCGAGGTAGCTGCTGCGGATCAGGTCGATAATGTCGCGGAGGCAAGCCGGTTGACCCTTGGCAGGAATCTTGAGCGCGGCGTCTTTGCAGGTGCCGTAGGTGAAGGTGACGGTGCGGGTGGCGATCTTGGTGGTCATTGTCGTTGTTGTTTCGTTGTTGGTTTCGTTGCTGACGTGATGACGAGAACCGAACCGCTTCGGAAAGTAAAGCACTATTTTCGTGGAAAAGCGCAGCCCCATTTCCAACCGCTCCGGCTTACTCGAAGTTACTCCGCGACAGCGTCGTCCGCTCGTGACCGCTTGATCGCCTCGGCCTCGAACGTCGCGATGTTGCCAGCGATCACCTCGCGAATCTCATCGAGCAGCTCGCGGCCTTCGAGGTTCGCCTCGGCCGCGGTCTTGCCGGCGACGCGGGGTCCGAGTTCCACCTCGAGCTTCAGCCGCAGGAGCAGATCGAGCTTCTGGCCGAGGAGCGCCAGCATTTCCTCGACGACCTCTCGGTCGATGGAGTCGCCCTCCTCGCGCCGGTTCTTATTTCGGGCGAGCTTAATCTGCTCGCGCATCAGGTCGGCCTTGAGGTCCGCGAGCGTCTTGGTCGCCGTGTCCTTGCCGATCAGCTTCGCCGCGCAGAAGGCGCGCCACGCCTCGAGGTTTTCTTTGCGACAGTCTGGACCTTTCGCGGGCGCTTCGGTCGGGAAGCGGGAGCGGGCGTCGTAGATTGCTTGGCGGGAGAGACCGAGTTCGCGGGCGAGGGCGGCCGTGTCTTTGACCCATTCGGTGCCGGCTTGCTTCGACTCGTACTCGTCGAGGGCTTTGCGCTCGGAGGCGGTGAGCGTTTTGCCGGCCTTGAGCTTCTTGACAATGTTTGCGAGGTTCGCCTTCGCATAAACCTCGACGGGCGACGGAGCGTCCTCGGTCATAAATTAATCGAGGAACGACTATGCCTTCCGAAAGCCTTCGTTGAGAATCTTTGGAACTGCGTTATTCCAACTTATCTGATGATGAATCCGTCGGATCATTTTGCTTTTATTCGAGTGCGGTAAACTCACCTTGGCGAACGACGGATTGATCATTACGCTGTAGAAGCTCTTTACGTAAGTTCCGCTTGCGAGATAGGCGTCGGACATTCCTCCGGCCGTCGCTTGAGTCTGCGCCTGATTTAAAGCAATTTCTGGAATCGAAAAGAAAAGGCGTCCGCGACTTCCGAGAGCAAGGTAGGTGTTCACGTCCTCGTTTAGTCGGCTGAAGAACCAAAACCTCCGAGACGTTTTACAGAAGAAGGAGTTCATCGCTTTCCGTTTTTGAAACGGAAAGATTCCTTTGCGCAAACTCGAGTCGCCTCCGATTAGATCGCCGCCTTGAATGAAACAGACGGAGTCAATCCTCTCGTCTGAATCTAAAAACCGAATCAGTGCGTTGGCTATGCTATCAAACTTTGTGACCGCGCTACGAGAAAAGGTGTTAGCAGTATCAAAGTTATGCATAAATGACGAATAATCGTCATCTAGCACTAGGAAGTAATCAAAGCCCTTTGCCTTCGCTAAATCAAAGCACGCGTTTCTAGCGTGGGTTGTTGTCCTGCGGTTTTGAAAGTTGTCGCAGGAGTCAATTAGTTTGGCGTATGCGATCTTATCGAAAACCAAAACCGTTTCTCTCCCGTAATTTTTTTGGTACTGATCAAGAGTCTTGTCCTCGTTATCGCATACGACGAAGATCGGACCGGAGTAACCGGAACGCTTAAGCGTTTTGATGGTTACGATTGCATTTGGTCTTCCGTGCGAAATTACGAAAACGCAAAAGGAACTACGCCTCATCGTGATTTAATTCTGCAGAGTTTTCTAGAGCCGATTGAATCTCGGACTTAAGTTGCACGTAGCCCAACTGCATCGCCTTCTTAAAGTCGATGATCACGAGAGCGGAGTTTTCCATTAGCTGCTGGGTTTGTTTATCGGCGTGGCAGTAGTATTCCGCGATTTTCTCGTAGTTAAAAATCACGTGCCGAGCGGCTGCAGTTTTGAGAAACTGCTGAACTTCGACCGGAAGTTTCGAGGTCTCGATTTCCCTGATCAGCTCCTCCGCTTTTCCGAAATCTACGAGCTCTGCTAGGCTTGGCCGTTCTCCCTTCGGTTCGTAAACCGGAGCATCGACCTTTTGGGTGTAAGGCTCCTCTCGAGAGTTTCCGTCAAGCTCCGCAAGGTCTTTCTCGTCGAAGCCGATCTCCTCGAGCGGGAAGTCCTCGGCCTTGAGCGACGCGAGAACGTCGCCGAGCTTCTCATCCCATTCCGCAAGTTCCGCGCTCCGGTTGTCCGCGATTCCGAACGCGGTCGCCTGCGTGCCGACGAGGTCGGTGCGGACGACCTTGATCTCGGTCCAGCCGAGTTCCTGCGCCGCCGCGAGGGTTCCGTTGCCGGCAAGGACGATGCCCTTCGCGTCAACCACGATCGGCTTTTGCTGACCGAAGCGCCGGAGCGACGCCTTGATCGCGTCGAGGTTGCGCCGACCGTGCTTGCGCAGGTTCGCGGGGTCGAAAGAG